AGCTACTGTTGGTAGGTTCTCTGTCAGAGCTTTCCTAGCATCAGCCAATGCTTTAGTTGTCTGAGCACTCTTAAGACCAAACTCTGCTTCAGACTTCAGCTTCGTAGCTTTAATATCCTCAAGCTTTGCAGCAGTGACGATAGCTTTGTCAACCATACCTCTAGCTTGATAAGCATCGCTGAGAGCACTGTAGAGTTTCTCAGGGTCTTTAAAGTCTACTCCACTATCCTTTAGTTCTTTGAAGATAGCTTCTTTCTGTGCAGCCTCTTTAAGCCTAGGATCTTCGATACCGAACAATCCACCTAAGGCTCTACCAGCTTGACTACCACCCTGTAGAGCTATCCTCATAAGAGTCTGTCCTGGGGCTGCTTGAGAAAGTTTCGCAGCTATTGCTTCGTCTTCTTGAGCAATCCTAGCTTGTGTCTCAGCTAAACTAGGACCAAATAAACTTACTTGTTGCTGTGCCATTGTTGTTCCTTAGATAAACAGACCAATATCTTGATTGCCGTAGCCTAAGCCTGTTCCAAAACCTGCAGAATTTATTCCACCAGCAGCATTGGTGTTAAACAATCCTCCTAAAGCATTACCGACAACACCACCAACACTACCACCAGAACCTCCGAACAAAGTCTGTGTTAGACGCTGATTAGCTCCAGACCTTGCTTCGGTAGCCATTAGTTGTCTAGCTAACAAGTCTTGTAAACCTTGACGTTGTAGCCCTGCAGCAGATTGAATACCTTGAGCAGCTAAGTTACCAGCCTGTGTTCTAGCAGCGATCTCACCTTGGACACCTTGAGACTTAAGACCAGTGAGGTATTGCTGTCTTGCAAGATCGTTAGCAAACTGTTGCTGTGCTGCTTGAGAACCAAACTGTCCTAACTGAACTGCTGGTTGTAATGCTGCAGCGCCTTGAGACAATAACGTACCACGTTCGCCTAATGCAGCCTGTCTAGACTGTAGCTCACGTTGTAGTTGCTGCTGTGCTATAGCTTGTTCTTGTGCTAACAGTTCAGGTGAAGAACCACCATAAGCAGCACCACTTACACCCAATCTACCTTGAGCACGTAAGCGTTCCTCTGTTGCTAGTCGCTGACGAGCAATATCAGGAGCAGACAAAGCAGATAGCTTATTGTAATAATCTTGGGATAGTTGATCAACATCAGTTAAACCAGCTTGATTAAAAGATTGTTGTGCTGCTTTCATTGCAGCAGTCTGGATATCTTGTCCACTTTTTTCGAACAGGTTACTAGTAACACCATAGGGAGTAAACTGACCGACATTCTGACCTGCTTCCTGTGATAGTAGGTTATAAGTAGATCTGATATCACTACCCATACCACTAAACTGATTACCTAACTGGTTATACTGCCCCTGGATGTTCGCAGCTAAGTTGTTGTACTGTTGTTGACTAATTTGCCCAGAAGCTAACAAATCATCAGCAGCTTGTTTAGCTTGTTGATAACCAACACCAGCATTGATTAGGTTACCAATAGCATTGGGTGTTACCCCTGACAATAACCCACTAGCTGCGGCCCCTAAAGCATTAGTAACAGTACTGGGGATTGTAGACGTTGCTGGTGTACCAGGAACTACAGGAGGCACTACAGTTGTTGTAGGAGCTACGTTAATGTTTTGATTAGCTGCTTGATTAACTAAATCTTGAGTAGCTTGTGTACCTACAGTATCTAAAGTTGCTAACGTACCAGCACCTAAACCACCAGCAATAACTTCAGCAGGTATTGTAGCAGCAGGTAAAGGAGTACCTGTTACTGTTAATGATGGAGTTGTTGTTGTAGGTGTTAACAAACCACCTCCTGCAGCAGCTCCAGCAGCTAACCCAGCATCTAGTAAACCACCAGTTGTTGCAACAATTTCTGGTATTGCTGATTGACCTACAGTCTCTAAAGCAGCTAATGTTTCAGGAGCTAATGTACCTGCAGCAGCCCCTGCAGTGGTTCCAGCACCAGCACCTGCAGCAGTTCCGGCAGCAGCATCAAACAAATTACTTAAACCTGTAGCAGCACCGACAATACCTAAAGCTTGTAACCAACCTTGTGCATCAGAAGGATTAGGATCAGACAACCTAGTATTTGTAGGTACACCATACGCATCATATTGTTGTACTACTAATTTATCACCTTGAGTACCTATAACTTGTTCTGTACCTACGTCTTCGCCTTTATCAAGCTGACGTATACCACCTTCAGTACCAAAAGTACGCTGCACTGTTCCCGTAAGCATTGTCCCTAAAGGAACACCAGCAGCTCTGAAGTAGTTCTGAGCCTGTGTTTGAGACATACCTAAAGCATTGCTAATAGCTGGTAGATCTAAACCGTATTGTTTAGCCGCTAACTGAACTGCTTGTGGATCATTCTGATTCTGTTTAATAAAAGAAGAAACAGAAGGAATATTGACAGACTGACCAGCCTTCAGCGCATTAACAATAAATTCATTACTTTCTTGAAAGTTCTTACCTACATCAGCTAATGATGCTGTTCCTTTAGATACAGAATCAACCCAGTACTGCAAACCAGCAGCATCTGGTGCTCTTTTCAGAATGTTTTGATACAGATTGGTGACATCTGTAGTTGCTTGATCGAAAGCACTTCTTTCTAAATCAGTAGCCATTATATGACCCTACCTGTTTTTACAAATACGTCCAATTGTTGAACTGAGATTGTCTCTGTTGCTATGTTAGCTTCAATACCTAACTGGAACACACCACCAGTACCACTGATCTGTTTCTCTAGCTTACGAACAGATAAACCAGTGTTGTAACCAGTGTTGTACTCATCAATATTGTATTGAGCTATGTTGTATTCTGCTCTGGTAATCGTTGGCAGTGTTGATTGACTACTTTTGTAACTGTTACTGTAGTCAGTAGCCCATCTAATATTGATCGTGGTGTTGTTACCACCTATAAGAAGCATCGTCATCTTCTTTAGGATCTTGAAGATACCAGGAGCACCGGCATCAATGTTTGATGTGTAGTAAGAGAATGTGTAGGCTGTGCCGTTGTCACTTGCTCCTGAATACTGAGCAATATAGCCTGTCCGACTAAAGTACAACTTTCTATCGCTAGTAGCACAGAACGATATCGGTGATAGCGTCCATGTTGTTACTTTACAAGAACCATCCTGTAGCCTACTCTTTACATCAAAACAATATATTAACTTTCTTGATGGTAGACTTAGTAAGTAAAACCCATCAGGATCTGAGTACACAGCTTTGATGTTGTCATCATTACCATTAGTAGCAACATCAGTGATTAAGTCATTCTTAACATTTCTAGAGATATCAAAGATAGGGTTTGACTTCTCTTGAATAACCCTAGCTAAACTCTTTACACCGCTATCTGACAAAAAGAATATATCAGTACCAATATCCTGTACTGTATCTCTACTGATACAACCAACACCATCAATAACTTCTACTAAAGAAAGATTTGTTGTAGGATCACTTTGAGCACCGCTGTATACGATGATGGATCTTCTACAGAATATGATAAGGTATCCGTTAAAGGCTGCTAAGGCAGTGATGGTGTCAGTGCCATTAGTCAATACCTTTTCAATGTTTACAGATCCTGAAGAGCCTCCAGTCCAAGCAAAACCCTGCAGTGAGTCTGACCATGTAACAGTACGTTTATCAGTGCTTGTGTCAGCAACCCATAGACGACCAAAAGCACTTAATACTTCGTTAGCTTGTGGTACTGAACCACTATAGCTACCATAAGCGGACATCAGTGATATAGTGTTCGTACTGTGTACGTATATCAACGGAGCATGATTACGTTGAAAGAAGTAAGTAAAACCATTAAAGTCTACTGCTTTCCAATTCTGTGCTGTCCAAGTACTACCAGTATACTTCAGTGTTAATGACGTTGTACCTGAATAGATCTTATTATCACCAATACTTAAGATCTCTTTGGTTCCATCAGTCTTAATGACTTCTTTAATCAAAGAAGGTTCTGTGCTGTTAAACCCTGAAGAACTATTTACTTTAACCCAACCACGACGAGAGGCAATACGACCAAACTGATCAATAACAGCGTTCTCTGCCTTTAAAGCATACTCTTTAGGTAACGTAACAGAAGAGTCCTGTGTGTTTAATCCAAAGAAACCAGGAGCAACAACTGTTACTGGTCTTAGTTGATCAGCCATTATACTGCTTCCCAGAGCACTTGATCAGGCTCTCTACCAGCTTCAATGGATATGTAGTTAGCTAATACTTTACGGTATAGATCTGCCTGCTGATCGGACATACGCCCACCATCTTCTCCACGTTCGTTGATAGCACGTAGATAAGCACCTTGAATAACTACATCTGATGGTACATAGATAACATCAGTATCGTTAACAAGATCTGCTTGTGGTACATAACAGTCAAACTTTAATGTATAGACTGCATCAGGGACAGGAAATACATCAACAGACAATACACCAGCAGAAGACGTTGTAGCCATTGCAAAGCTATTAGGACGACCTGAAGGAGCACTCAGTACATTTAAGTACATGTTCATCTCAGGACCAGATAGCTGACGTAGATACCAATGTGCTGCTGGTATATAAGCATCTTCAATCTTAGTTCTCAGGTTCGTTCCTGATAAAGCATAGTTAGTTGTAGTGGCTGCTGTGGTAACTGTGATGGTTTGTCGTAATACAGACCAATTCCAAGCGTCTTCAACCTCACGCTTAGCTTCATTGACCATATCACCAATAAGTTTGGAGTAATCACTTTGAGTGACTACAACAACCTCATCCTCACGGATTCTACGCAGCACACCATTAACACAATCAAGAAAGGTAGCCATTACCATTTCACCTTATTAGCCCAGTAGGCCGCTGACATTTTACCTTTAGCGATATTTGATGCGTGTCTTGCTTTAAAGGCTTTATTCCGTTCAGAACCTTCAGGAGAACCTTTAACACCTTGTTGACCGAAACGAATCGTCTTAACTTGATCACCGTCCTTTGCTACAACAACGTGGCTCTTAGTAGGATGGTCTGGTGTTTTTTTAGGGCGATTATATCCAGACACTCCTGCTCTTTCTAAGCGAGGATCTTTCATTTCTTCTTAGCAGTTTTTGCTGCCTCCTTAAAAGCCTTGTTTGTAGGAGCACCTTTGCTTCCAGGCTTCCTCATCTTCTCTTTGGAGCCTTCAGCAATACGCTCACGTTTAGCGTGTATGTTAGCGTATAGACCTTGCTTCATTTCTTACGCTTTACTTCTTTAGCTTTCATCAAACACTTACCAGCCTTCTTACACTTCGCTGGTGTTGGACATCCTGGACATGGTTTCATTTCTTCTTTCCTTTCTTAGCCATACCTGCTTCAGATAGAGCAATCGCCATTGCTTGCTTACGAGACTTAACAAGAGGACCGCCTTTACCGCTATGGAGTGTACCTTCTTTGTACTCTCCCATAACCTTCTTAATCTTCTTTGGGTTTTGTTTCATTAGTTTGATTCCTCTTGAAGATAGACTGAATAGTGTCTGTTTCCCAGATACGTATAGCTGTCCATACGATAGTTAGTACTGCAGCGATAGCAGGTAGTATGTTAGCTAATGCACCTACTACAGTGATGATAGATACAGCATCACCGATCTGCTTTACTTGTTCGTCTACGTGCTGGAGAGCCATCACACATCTCCGGTATTCGTTGAAGGGAATGAACGACTCGGACCATAAATAATTCTTACTGCGCCACCACCACCATTACCGCCTGACTGTGGTGCATTTCCGTAAGTACCGCCAGCACCACCCCCACCGTAAGAACCACCAGCACTAGCTTTCTCTGAATCTGGAGCACCTCCTGCTGTACCTCCAGAACCGCCTCCTCCAGGCTGACCATAAGACTCAGAAGGGATCGGAGGATAAGGAAGCGTTCCTGATCCAGCAGTTCCATTAGAGCCTTGACCTAAGATACCTACACCACCCCCTGCACCACCTCCACCGTAGGATAGATTATCAGCAGCACCTCCTCCTCCAGCACCACCACTTCCTGCTGTGCCACTAGCTCCTGATGAAGCTCCTCCGTTACCGCCATTACCTGCGTATCCTCCAGCGCCACCACCACCGTTGTAGCCACCAGATCCTCCGTTACCACCTCCATCACCTACGTAACTACCTCCAGCACCGCCTGCTGAAGATGAACCACCTGTACCACCATAACCAACACAGGTTGATGTATTGATAAAGTAACTATCACCACCTGAAGGGGCTGGATCTGCGTCAGGAAGTACTCCACCGCCGTATCCAGACCAATATTGACCTTGACCACCAGAACCTACAACAACAGTGTATGAAGTACCAGGAGTAACAGATATATTGTTCTTATAACCTAAACCACCACCACCACCAGCACCATACTGACCTTGTCCACCTCCACCACCACCAACACAGACAACACAGACTGTGGAGACTCCTGGTGGACACACCCATGTATAAGTCCCTGGTGTTGTGTATGCAATCTGTTTGATACCGCCTGTAAGCGTACCAATAAGAACAGCAGCACTCATGTCACGCTACCAGCAACCACACAAACAGTACCAGAGATAAAGAATATTGTTGCTAATCCTCTAGTAGATAAAGAAACAGACGCTTTGTCTGAGTTAACACCAGAGATATAAGCTGTTGTAATGTTCAATGTAATAGTGATTGATCCTGTGGTATTGTTAAAGATAACTACATTCTGCCCAGCAGAAAACGTAGCATCAGGAACAACAATAGAACCACCAGAACCAACTTCAATGAAGTTACCATTGTCTGTAGTAGCTAACGTATACGAAGAAGTCTTTGCTGAACCAGACTGTGTGATTGATCGAACACTACCATCTGAATCAGAGATTGAGCCACCAGTAATGCTGACATTATTAGCATTCTGTGTTGCCATAGTACCTAAAGACGAAGAGTCTTGTTTAGTAGTAATAGCAGTGGCTATGTTGTCAAACTCAGTATCAAAGTCTGATCCTTTGACGATCTTACCTGCATTACCAGACGGTAGAGAATCTTTTGCAGTAAAGTTTGTTGTCTTCGTATAGTTAGACATTATTAATCCTCTTTAGATTTCTTTACCTTAGCAGCCTTTTCAGATTCTTCTTTCTTATCTTCTTTCACTTCATCATAGTCAGGATGTTTACGCATCTGTGCTACATCGTATTCAAAGTCAACACCGATAACGTTGTTTGACCACTTACATCTAAAATAAACCATTGTGACCTCTATATATTATGAAGGGGCTTTGCAGCCCCTCCGTATTATCAGCTAGGGATAATCAGTGCGATACCGGACTCGTTACGCAGCTCTGCAACACCATAGAGGGTGTCAGCGGTGTACAGCGTTGAGAGATACTCTTGCTTGTACTGAGCCTGTGAACGAACAGCCATCTGCTCTGCATGAACCATTGCATCTTTATGGAACATCAAGCAAGCACGTGGAGCAGTACCAGAAGAGGCATAAGCCGTGTCAGCGTTCGTTGAAACAAACACTTTAACGCCGTATACATCACCGATCTGACCGTTACGGATGGTGTTGTTACCACCTTGCTCACCAACGAAAGCCTGCTCAGTGAAACGAGCAAGACCCATCATCGTGTTACGTGCAACAGGAGGAATCAAGAAGTAACGCTGATCCATAGGAACATCGTTGTCATCAAGACGCTGAATGGTACGACGAATAGCAGCATCAGTCAGTGCAGAAGCGTTACCAGCACCAGCACCACCAACGAATGCAGTAGTACCATCACCACCGATGTAGGCAGTGGTTGTACCAGCAACGGAGTAGTCACCAGTAGCACCAGCAGCGTGTGAGCCGTTAAAGAGACGACCGATACGGACAAGGTCACCATCAACCTGCGTAGCTAGTGCATAGCCAGCATCTTCAGTGTAGAAACGACGCAATGAAGCCAGAGCCTGTACTTCTACGATGTCCTCAATCAAACGTGAGTATTCGTAGTGCTTGTTAATTGAAACTTGCACTTCGTCTTCAACGTT